AACATCAGGATTTACCCTTGATTGCAAAGAAGCAATCGGGGGTATCAAAAGCATCCACCTAATCAGTTGGACTGCATCAAAGTTTACCGTTGTTAGTGGTGTAGTTACTGCAACAACTGTGGTGAGCGGTGATGTATACACTTACGAGCTACCGAAAGCAACCGGCTCAATGACAAACACCACAAATGTGAGCATTGAGAACGGCACATCTTTCAACCAAGCCGACATTGCGTTCAAACTTCGCAGATTGTCAACCACCAAGCGTAACGAGATGAAACTCCTTGCACAAGGTCGTTGCTATGCAATCGTGAAAACGAACAACGATGAGTATTGGTTGGCTGGTAAGGACTTGGGTTGTGATGTGACTGCAATGGTCAGCAACACGGGTACTGCAATGGGTGACTCTACTGGATATGAGGTGACTCTATCCGCAATCGAAGCCGAAGCACCATTCTTGCTTCAAGCATCGGTAGTAACCACATTAGGAATTTAAGTACGCTTGATTCATAGAGAAAGGGGGTGGGCATTTGCTCACCCTTTTTTGTTACATAAAACTCAAGTCGCTATTTTGTATAGATGTTGGTAATTAATAAAGGGCAAACGAAATTTTGGTACTTGACTTTGACGGAGAAAGCGAGTGCAGCATCGTATGTATTTACCTTCACTCACCGACAAACGGAAACGGTTTTAACAAGAACCTTGACCGATGTCAGCACACAAACGGAGAGATACAACAAATTCCAATTCATTGAAGGCACAACCGGAACACTTTTGGAAGGCGAACACGAGTATAGTGTAAGCACCAGCGGTGGAATACTTTGTGAAATCGGAATCCTAAAAGTAGAAACAACATCAAGCGTGACACAATACACACCAAACTTAACTGAAAAAATACACACAATATGAGTAGTTCAAATGAATTTATGGCGGGTTTTACTGGATGTAAAGTCGTTTCAAACACAAGTGCCAATACTGGTGCTTTTCGTGGTTTTATCGTCAATTCTGATGCCGTAGTAAGTGCAATACTTGACAAGTCAGGTGCATCACTTCTATCGTCTTTGGGATTGAGTGGCGTGACATTGAAGCAATCAATGTTCATTCCCGTGAGCGAAGACAACTACATCTCGTCAATCACTCTTGCAAGTGGTTCGGTAATTATGTACAATATATGATTGTAGGATTTGGCATTGGCATTGGGCGGAATCGCTTTGTAAGTGGTGGAGTAACACCTGCTTTTTCTACAACACAATGGGAACTTTTGACAACAATAAATTGGGAAAATATAACTGATATTTGGAACTAATATGGGAACTTCTTTAACTGGCTTAACGCCATCGACAACTTACGATGCCTTGATTAAGGTAGGCGATAACGCACCATTAGACGGCACACTTAAAACATTAAGCGATGGTTTAGGTAATGATTCAGTTCTTGCACTATCCACCACATCATTACAGATAGGCGGTGCTACGGGTGCAACTTGGGACAACACCAACAAGAGATTAGGGATTGGTACAAATGCGCCTACTTTGCCAGTTGATATTTTAGGCGGTGTATCAAATGGAGGATTAAAAGTTCGAGCGGGAAATACATTTAATGAAAACATACTTGATATTGCAAACAATGGAGGAACGAAAGGTTTTTATTATCGTGCTGGAGATAATGTATTGCAGTTTTATGGTTATGATTTCTCAATAGAATCACAAAGTTCAAGTGGTAGTATATTACTCAACTCGGGTGCTGGAAGTGGTGAAGTTAGAATCAATGGAGGAAGTGGGGGAAGATTATCAGTCAAAGGCAGCGGCTCAACATCAGCCACTACATCGCTTTTGGTGCAGAATAGTGCGGGGAGTTCGGCTTTAACTATTACTGACGATAGATTAGTCGTCATTGGCACAACTATACAATCTGATAATTTTGCCATTGGTCAATCAAATGCTCTCTTAAAAGGCATAACCCAATCAGGTTCAAGAATTGTAATAAATTATGTTAACGGGGGTGGGGCAAGATTTTCAAACTCGTCAAGTGGTGTATCAACTTTAATCGTTGGTGAAGTGTCTGAAAATATTGTTTCTTTTGGTGGTATTACATCATCATTCCCCGCATTAAAAAGAGCATCAAACAATTTAGAAGTTAAAAACGCAGATGATACTTTCGGTGCGGGATTGAGTGTTGGTGCGGCGTTAAATGCAAGTGCCATCTTACAAGCAGATAGCACAACCAAAGGATTCCTACCACCCCGAATGACAACAACGGAACGAAACGCCATCGCATCACCAGCGGCGGGATTAATGATTTACAACACTACAACCGCCAAGTTGAATGTTTACACAACTGCGTGGGAAGCAATAACATCACTATAAAAATATGAAATCAATACAAATCAATACAAGCGTAAATCTAACAAGTGGCTTGTCAATTCCATCAGGTTCAGTAGTTGTAATCGCAGAAGGTTACGCAGATGTAAAAAGTCAAAAAGACGGAATCATTCCCGCCCAAATCGCAACCTTTGTTTTTGCAAGTGCATCAGCATTTGCAGAAGGCAAATCACCGATTCAAGGGATTGAGGATTTTAACACTACATTCTCAGGGTTGGAATTAAGCGTTGCGGATTACGAAACTAAGTCAGCAGAAGTGTTGTTGACTACTGCCGTATTCAATGCGTTGGATTTAATCTACCCGAACGAAATTGAAGTAATCACTTTATAAGTGAAGCACTTTGACAATGATACAACGGCAGCCATTGCAACTGCTATTTCAGGCAGTTCAGCAGTTCTGCACTTTGCGAATACTTGGCAACCTGTGTTTGCACTTATTTTGGCTCTCGTTGGTATTGTTTCGGGGTTGTTTGCGATTCGTTACTACGCAAAGAAAATTGATGCGATAGATGGCAAAGGCAAATAATATCAGCACTTTCAGAGCAAAGCCAAAGAATAAGCTCCGCAGACATACCAAGCACATCAACAAACACAAATCGTGGAAACCAAAAAGAGGACAAGGTTGAAAGGTTATTTTGAACCTACGCCAAAACGATTCAGAGTGCTTGGTGATTCCATTGCCGGTGCATCGTTGTTCGTTGCCAGTTTGAACCTTGACCATCCAAAGTTGATGTTGATCATCGGCATTGCTGGTGGAGTTGGAAAGTTCGTCACAAACTTCTTCACCGATGAAGATTAAACAAATTGCATTCAACGGATATTATAAAGAGGAATGTCCGAAGTCACAAATCTACCTACATCATACGGCTGGGAATGGTGATGCAGTTTCAACCTTTAAGTTTTGGGCATCCGATCCGGTCAATGTAGCAACTTGCGTGAGCATCAGCAACGATGGAACAATCGTGCAAGGGTTTTCGTCTAAACATTGGGCGTATCACTTGGGACTTAAAACATCGCACTTCAAAGGAGTGCCATTCACAAAACTTGACAAGACATCCATCGGGATTGAGATTTGCAATTATGGTTATTTGGTAGAAAAGAACGGCAAGTTTATCAACTATGTGGGTGGTCAAGTCAAAGATGTTTGCAAACTTGATAAGCCATACAAGGGATTCACCTATTTTGAGAACTACACCAAAGAACAAATCGCATCGGTGAAAGAATTGTTGTTGTTGTGGCGTGAGAAATACGGCATAGACCTAACTTATCACGAGGATATTTGGGCAGTCACTAAAAGAGCTTTGTCAGGCAAGAACGGAGTGTTCACACACAACTCAGTTCGTGCAGATAAAATTGATGTTTATCCCCACCCCGATTTGATTAGTATGTTGCAATCACTTTAAGTTGCTATTTACTTTCAATGATCTTCCAAAGAATCAACTTTCACGACAATGTCCTCCCCGTTTTCAAAGAAAACAAGGCGAAAGGATATGTGACTTTTGGTGCTGACAACTTGTATCCCGATTTTTTAATTGAGTTATTCAATAAGTCACCCAAGCACAATGCCATCGTTTCAAGCAAAGCATCGTATGTTGCTGGTATTGGGACAAAGGTAATCGGACAAAACACCGTTGACATCGCAAAAGCCGAAGCAAAGATTCAAGCGATTAACGCCTACGAAACACTTAACCAAGTTAAGAACAAGATTGCTTATGACCTTGAGTTGTTCAATGGTTATTGCTTGGAAATAATTTGGAACAAAGCAAAGACGGCAATTGCTGAAATATACCACATCCCTTTCAAGAATATCCGCAAAGGACTTGAAGGCGAGTATGTTTATTGCGAGGATTGGACTGACCGCAAAGCGGAGCAAGTTCACTATCAGCCATTCAACGCAACCACAAGGGAATCAAAGTCACTTTATTATTGCCAATTCTACCGACCCGGTCAAGGTGAATATCCTTTGCCTGATTATGTTGGTGCGTTAAAATACATTGAGGTTGACACCGAGATTTCAAATTACTATTTGAACTCAATCAAAAACGGATTCACCGCACAAACGCACATCCAGTTATTCAAGGGAATCCCAACACCTGAAGAAGCTCGTGCAACTGCAAGACGATTCAAAGAGAATTATCAAGGCACGGACAATGCCGGTGGACTGATCATCCAATACAACGATCCACAAGAGAAAGAATCGGTGATCAGCAACTTGCAACCGTCTGACTTTGACAAGCAATTTGACCTACTGAATAAGACCGTACAACAAGAGATATTTGTTGCACACAAGGTAAACTCTCCGATGCTCTTTGGAGTGCGTGTAGAGGGTCAATTGGGTGGTCGTAGCGAGATGATTGAAGCTTATGAGATGTTCCAACAGTCATACATCGAACCAAGACAACAAAAGATTGATGATACTTTGACTTATTTGTTTGAGTTCATCTCTCCAGTTCGCTTAGAAACAATTAACAAACCACCAATCGGCGTTGATTATGTTGCCTTGTTTGCTGCTGGACTTTTAACGCAAGACGAAGCACGGAAAGAATTGGGATTTGAAGAAATTGAAAAAACACCCGTTGCGATGTCAAAACAAAATCCTTTTGGATGGGATGACGAGCGTGACTTGGCGGTGTTTATGAAGTACGGAGAACCTGCAGATAACTTTGAACCGATGAAGTTTGACTTCGCATCTGCGATTGAATCAGCCATCTTGAATGTGCTGAAGGAAAACAAAGGTTTGCAGATAGGTGACATTGTAAACATCACAAAACTTGACCCACAAGTGGTGGTTGATACCATTGCAAAATTGAACGATGCCAAGTTGATCAAGGGATATAACGAAGGTCTTGAGGTAACACCAAAAGGATTGGATGAAATCAGTCAACTACAAACCGAAATTGTTGTCCGTTACAAATACGCAGTTGCACCAGGAATATCAGGTGGACTAATCATCCCCGGTTCTCGTGATTTCTGCCGTCAAATTGCACAAAGCAATCGTGTTTATTCTCGTGCGGATATTGATGCAATGTCAGCACAAACGGGAATTGATGTTTGGTCAAGGCGTGGCGGATGGTATCACGATCCCGTGAGAGATGTGAATGTTCCACAATGCAGACACATTTGGCAACAACAATTATTGAGGAGAATCAAATAATGACAAACTTTGTATATTTCATATCAACAACCTATTTGAAGGACAACACACCTTTGAATGAGAATGTTGACGATAAGTTGCTAAAGTCGGCAATCAAAGAAGCTCAGGAAATCTACATCCGTGATGTGATTGGTTCGGGTATTTACAACGAGTTGCAGACACAAGCGTTTGCAGGGACTTTGACCAACTTGAACACAACCCTTTTGGATTCATACATTGCACCTTGTTTGAAGTATTATACTTTGACCGAAGCAATGTTGCCAATGACATTCAAGTTGATGAACAAATCGGTTGCATCTCGTGAATCGGACAATGCTCGTGCAGTATCCGTTGAGGAGATGACATTGATTGAAGGCAGATATCGTGACAAAGCGGAATACTATGCGAATAGGTTGCGTGATTACTTGCGTACCAATACAAATGATTATCCATTGTTCTTGAATCCCGGCAACACGATCGACACGATCAGACCGAAATCAACTGCATTCAGCGGAGGAATTTATTTACCACTACGATATGACGATTGTTTCTTCAACTACGACTTCCCCACCGACCAGGACAAATAAGTGGCAAAAAAACAACGAAGCCAAACTTCTCAAATTCCTAAAAAATGACATTAAACCAAATCATAGCAAAGATTCAGACCGCAGCCGAAAGCCATAAGATGGTCGGCAAGTTTGGCGTTGGTCAGCAATCTAATTTGACGGTGGAGAATATCGAATTCTATCCATTGGTTTGGTTGTATCCAGATGGCTTCAATTTGCAGTCAACTGGAAAGT